AGATGACTGTAATGCGAAAGGCAGGTAGAGGTAGATGACATCCGATTTAGAGAAGTATCGTCAACAAGCTTTAGAGTTATGGTTTAATAATGGAGGTTCATGCACTGGTGCACAGCCACCTGAACCAAAAGATATTGATGATGCAATTGCTGAAGATGAAGAATTTAAACGTATAGAAAAACAACATATAACAAAAAACATTGGAAAACATGATAGAGAAAATGAACTTTCTTTTTTGTCCGTTATAGAAAATAAAGGCAATAATATTTTTCTAAAGTGTGATATCGAAGGTTCTGAGTATGATATTTTAAATGATATATTGATACACACCAAATTATTTTCCGGTATTGTAATTGAATTTCATGACATACAAGATAATTTCAAATTAAATGAAATGGCCAATTTTGTTAGTAAGTTGGATCAAAAGTTAGTTCATGTTCATATAAACAATTATTCCTATACACAAATTGGTGAAAACCAATACATACCTTCAGTTGTTGAATTGTCGTTTATTTCATCCGATAATATAAAATTAAAGAAACATATTACTTTTCCAAATTCTTTAGACATGCCAAATTGTCCAGAAAGAGAAGATTTTACCATCGTATTTTGACATATATAATTATAGCGGGGTAGCTCAGAGGTAGAGCATTGGACTCATAATCCAGGGGCCGTAGGTTCGATTCCTTCCCCCGCAACCAACAAGGAGATATTATGACTGAACCAAAAAAACCAGCAGTAACATTACCCAAAGCAAAAACTCCATCAGCACCAAAACCAAAACAAACATTTGTTCCCAAAATGACTGTGATGCGTAAGGCAGGCAGAGGCAGATGATATCCGATTTAGAAAAGTATCGTCAACAAGCCATGGAGTTATGGTTCAATAATGGAGGTTCATGCACCGGTGCAGAACTACCAGAACCAAAAGATATTGATGATGCAATCGCTGAAGATGAAGAATTTAAACGGATAGAAAAACAAAATGATTCAAGTAACCGATAGTGCAATCAACAAGGTTCGTGATTTACTGGTAGAAGAAAAACTACCTAATGGTGCATTGCGGATGTTTGTGCAAGGTGGAGGTTGTTCTGGTTATCAATACGGATTCACATTTGAAGAAGAAATTGCAGAAGATGATTTTGTGATTGAGAGTGAAGGAATTAAAATAGTAGTTGATGTGATATCTTCTCAATATCTACAAGGTGCAACACTGGATTATAGAGAAGAAAAATTTAATTCACAATTTGTCATTAGCAATCCAAATGCTAAATCCACCTGTGGTTGTGGTTCTTCTTTTAATGCTTGAGTGTGGCCAGTTTGAGATTCTCTAATACTTTGATGTAAAACCAACCAATATCTATTTCAAACCATTTACTACTAAGCTTGGCAGAACCAGGAGAAGTATGGTGATTATTATGAAGCTCTTCGCCACCAATAATAATACCAATAGGGAAAATATTTCTAGATGATTCTTTTGTTTCGACATTTCTATACCCCCAATAATGACCAATTCCATTGATTACACCTGCAGCTAACAAAGGTATCCACAACATTTGAATACCCCAAATCAATAAACCCCACCAAGAAAAACAAAGTAAATTTATAAGCAATAACAAAGTAATTCCTAATCTACTATGTTTGCTATATACATTTTTTTCCATCCAATCATCTGGTGTTCCTCTACCAAACGCATTGACCATCAGAGTATCTTTGGATGATGTATTA